ATCCCCCACAAACGCCGCGGTCTCGCCCGTGCCTCCTGCTGCCAGCTCGTCGATCGTGCGGCGAACGGTGTTCACATTGTACGCCTCCGCGGCAAGCTCGACAGTGGCAGTGGCAGATGCCAAAAAAAGCCCGTAAAGAGGCGTGATCGTCATGGGTGCCATGCGAAACACGCCGCAAAGCGGCATGTGGACGGTATTGTGCTCTCGGTATGCTGCCACGAATTCGCCGCGATCCTCATAAAGCACCGCATCAAGCCTTCGGGCGACGTAATTGCAAAATTTACTGTTTTCAATCATGGTCTATGCTTCCTTTCAACGCCTTGGCAAGCTCCTCCGCGGCAAGCTCGACGGCTTTCTCCCACCAGTGATAGTTTTTGTTACTTTGCCCGTTTGAGAGCGTGGGCGAATCGTTGACATATTTCTGATAGGGGGCAATACCGTCAAGCGCGCGACTTCGGTGCTCTCCCGTCATATTGACGTAGATCCGCCATCTTCCGACGCCCACACTCTCGACGCGAATGGCGTTGTAGGCAAGGTTGCCCGTATCCTTCGGCGCCAGCTCGCGCAGTACCTGTACAAAGCGATCGACCGCCCCTTTGATCTGCGCCTGTATCATAACGAAAGGGGATTTGACGCGCACCCGGTCAGTGAGAGCGTGGTTTTGACCGTCGGCACCGATATGCCGCGCGCAAAGCCGCGCGTGCTCGTCATACCCGTGATCCTGTAAAGCTTGCCGAATGCCGTCACGTAGGTGTCGGGCTTAAAGGAATAGCGTGCCGTTGTGCGGATCCGGATGCGCTCGTCCTCCCCTGACAGATTGTCGACCAGCATTGTGCGGTCATGGGTATCATCGGGCAACAGCTCAAAGTGGAAAAAGAGCCCCACGGCGCGTTTTTCGAGTGTGGGGTAGCTGTGGTACCAGCTTCCGCCGCACGTTTCCTTCGGGTCTTTTTTCAATGCGTAATACACGTATGTCCCCTCCCTCTCGGCACATAGCCGCAATAAAGAAGCCCCGAATCGCCGAGAATGGTCTCAAGCATCGGGGCATAAGCCGCGTCGCGCATTGCCTCACGCGATATCACAGCGCCCGTTGCCGTGTCGACCCTTGCCACAGCATTCAGATCACCGTTGCCCATCTGATAGATCAACTGCTCGCAAAGGGCATCGAAGATGATCGGCCGCAGCTCATCATCCCGTGCCATCCGTTCCTCCTTTACTGTGCGGTTGCCATGAGCGTATACGTAGCCATACACCGTGCGGCTCACACGGTCGAGCATCAGAGACGGCAGATTGCTTTTGTGCGTCGCGCTCATCCCGCAAAGCTCGCGGGAGAGGTCGATGCCGAGGGACAATGCACACGCCTCTGTCAGGATGTAGCGGTTTTGAGTTTGGTCAAAGATCATCATATCGTCGTTATACATAAAAGCCTCCTTGATCGAGAACGCGGGGGCTGCACCCGCGTGATTCTGCTTTCTCGATGTAAGGCGGGAGGAGAAAAACTCCGCCCGCCGTTTTTTTATCATGCCGTCTGGGACTTCACGGGCATTCTCACAAGCAGCCTGTTATCGGATTCCGACGTGTAGGCGGTAAGCTTGGTGAGGTCAAAACCGTTCTTAACGATCGGAACAACAGACGTGCCGTAAAGGGTTTCGACACCGTAGCGGAATTTAGGCTGAAGTCTGATGCCCGCGCCGCGCGGCGAATCGATCGACTTGATGTGATTGCCGAGCGCAAGACCGCGAACGGTGCCCACCGCGCTGACAACGATTGCCTCGATCTTATCCATCTCCGATCTTGCGGCGACGTTCTCGTGAACGCTGTTGCTTCTTGCATAGGAGGGCACACCGTTGACCGAGAAGCAAAGCTCCTTCGCCGCCCTCTTCCAGATCACGGAGGGGGCCTTATAGACCGGGGTGTTGTCGATCTCTCCGACAAACATCTCCCCGTTGCTCTTATAGGTTCCCTCGGAGATCACACCGCGCTCAAGCAGGGCTCGGGTAATGTCACCGGCGCCGAGGTTCCACTTCGAAAAAAGCTCGGCGCAGAACATCGGACGGGCAATGATCTCGCGCTGATCGGCGGGATAGAACTGCACACCGTTGTCGATGTCGCCGTCATCCAGGATCGCGCCTGCCTTGAAGACCGCCTCGCGATAGGTGGTATCTCCGATCTCTGCGGGAAGCGTAATCTTCTGTGCACCCTCGTTCTTTGCGGCACTGTTTGCCCAGGCGCGCAGCTGCTCCGCCAGGGTGGCGGCGTTGACTGCCGTATCGACCTCGCCCGCCATGTCCTCCATGGTGCGTTCCACAAGGGGCAGCGAGAACATGTCGGTGGTGACCTCCGCGATGTCGAAATTTCCGTCGTAAAGGTCGGTCAGGCTCAGCTCGTACTCCACCGAGGAGGGCTCTGCAGCATCGTCGCTGTTGAAGCTGCCGCCGTTGACCGTTGAGCCGAGACGGCGGGGCTCAAAGCCGGGAAGATTCTGACGGACCACGCGCACATAGGCCGCGTTGGTGTCCTCAGTGATCGATTCGTTCACACCCTTGCCGGGCATATGTACAAGACCCGAAAAGAAGGTTTCAAGAAATTTCTTATGGGTCAGAATGTCGACCGATTGTCTGTTAATGGTACTCATGGTTTGTGATTTCCTTTCTGTTTTTTACTTGCCGACAACACGGCGGCGCAAATCGTGATAGCTCTCCTGCGCCTCGCTCCGTGCGCGCTCCATCATGGGGAAGCCGATCGCAGCCTTTTGCTTGCCATCCTCCTCGCGAAGTGCAGCCACGAAATCCTCAAGAGGCTTCACGCGAGTGTCAAGCAATTTGGTCAGCTCATCGATGCGGGCGGTGAGCGCATCGTATCGCATCGCATCTTCCCCTCGCCCTGCGCTTTCGCTCTGCCCTTGGTCGGCATCTTCCTCCTCGGGCGGCTCGGGTGCATCGGCATTCGGCTCGGCGGACCCCGCCTCACCTTCGGGGGAAGGCACCTCTCCTGCCGCATCGGCTTCGCGCTCCTCCCTCGGCTCCTCGCTCTCGGCGGTTGACTCGGGGGCTTCGTTGTCGTTCTGTTCCGCCACTTCCTCGCGGTTCTCCGCTTCGGGCGATGCGGGGGCGGGCTCCGCTTCGCCACCGAGGCGTGCCAGGACCGTTGCTCTTTCCTCCTCGGAGAGCGCATTGATCAGCTTCAGCACATCCTCTGCTTTCTTCCTGAAAAGCATATCTTTTTTTCCTCCATGGGGGTGATTTCCCTCGCTCTGTGTCGGCTCCGTTTCTCCTTTTTTTGGCGCCGTGCGCCTCCTCGGCGGTATGATCCGACACTCGGCTGCACCGTTGTTTAACGCCCTCGGTGCGGGTTTTTGGGGCGATATCAGCGCCCTGCTCGGCAGGGTTAATATCGTGTGAGTGCGGTCTTTCTTCTCTCCAATTCTCCAAGCCTGCCGACCGGCACAAGCGATAGAATGTTTTTTGGGATCTTGACCGTCGAGCGCAGCTGCTCTCCCTCAAGGATCCGCAGACGCTCTCTGTAAAAGGGCACCTTGTTTTCACGGCAAAATGCTTCATATTCCTTTCGCAGCTTGACTTGCTTTTCCAACGCCATGTTGTACGCCTTGCCCGCACCAAGACCGCCGAGAAGCTTGGTGACCTCTCGTGCGCGGCGAATACTTCTTTCACACTTTCGCTGCTCCTGCTCGATGGCGCGTTGGCGTCTGATGATATTCGCAGGGATGGTGGCGGGCTTGTTGCCCTTTTGATAGGGCACGAGGCGGTGTCGGCAATTGAACCCCGATATACATCCGTTGTGATAGGTGATCCCCGCCTTGGTCGTATGGAAATCGGCGGGATTGTCGGTCGCGTTCTCTAAGGGCTCATAGTGCTCCCCTTCGATCTCTCCGTAGGTATGATCAAGCGAATACAGCTTCCCCTGGTACTTCTCGCACCGCTTGGAGCAGTTGGCATGCGGCTCGATCCACACAAGCCTGGTGCCCCCTTCCCTGAGCGCCGTGAGCTCCTTTTGCTGGTGAAGGTGTCGCACCTCCATCTCTGCCACGTTGCGCAGATTCACGTTGGTCTCATAATCGGGCTTTGGCTCCATGTCAACGATCTCGGAAAGGTGCTTTTTGATGCGCCTCATCACCTCGTTGCCGTACAGAGTGGTCAGTGGAGTGGCGCGGTTATATGCCCATTCTCGTGCAGTCAGTGGCGGCATATCCCGCACGGCTGCTGCCGCCATTTCTCCCAGCTCTCCGCGGTCGGCAGTCAGAAGGATCGCCGAGCTCAGATTATTTTCGGTGCCGATGCCGAACATGCGCAAAAATGCGGCATAGAGCTTGAGTGCGTAAGGGGGAAGCGTGTTTTTGCATTTCTCCTTCAGATTCTCGCTTTCCAGCTCATCCACGAGGGTGTCGACGATGTCGGCAAAGCTCTTTTTGACATCCTTAAACGGTCGATCCGTCAGCACCGCGTCTCTGGCACAAAGCTTCAGCTCGGTTTGGGCGCTCTCGACCGCCAGCGCCTGCCAGCTCTGCCCGACCTCCTCCGCACGTGGGTATTTCATCAGAACACCTCAGAGGCGCCGCCGATATCACCGTAAAGGGACGCCGCACGCTTGTGCCCATCCCTCTCGATCCTCTCGATCTCCTCTAAGACCTGATGCTCGTCGAGATCGGGATTGATCGCGCAAACGGCGCTTTTGAGTGATCTGATGCCCTCGCGGTATTCCTGCATGACTCTTGTCGATACCGCGTCGATATTGGTCTGCCCCGCAAGGCTCCAGCGGACCGTCACGAGATCGGTAAAGCCGTAGTAAAGACACACATCGCGCAGACAATCGTTCGCGGGTCCCTCAAATTGCTTTCGCCTTGCCTCCACAAAGCGAGCAGTGGCGCTTTCCTCCGCGCTGATCTCCCTGGCGGTACGGTTGCTCGCATCGCTGAGGAAGGAGGCAAGCGTGCCCACGCTGAGCCCCAGTGCGAATGCCATGCTTTCCATGAGGTTGTTGCGGATCTCCCGCCAGTCGGCGGCGCGCAGCTCAAACTGAATAGGCACCGGTTTTTGCTCCTCGGGCGTATAGGATGGCACCTGCTCGTAGACAAAGGAGTCAAGACCCGCATTGTAGTTGCCGCCCTCTGCGTCATTTCTCGGCTTGAATTGCTTCTTCAGGATCACTCTGCCTCTCCCGAGGTACATGTCCGTGTTGAAGGCGCTCCAATAATAGTCATAGGAGAGCAGACACTGCATGATAGGCGCGAGCATCGACTCTCCAAGCCCGATATCACCATACCACTCACAGCCGTCGGTATATCGGAAGGCATAGCAGCCGAGCGTAGCAAAGGGCAGCGCCTGCTCCTCGTCGATGCGGATGTGCCCATAGTTTTTTGCGAGATACTGCTTGAAATTGCGGGGAATCGCCTTCCAATCGACGCGCGACGACAGGGCGTTGCCCACACCTCGCGAAAGACGGTAGACCGAAAAGCATCTGACGGGGATCCTGCGTGTCAGCACGGTGTCCTTGTAATAGCGCTCCTCGCAAAGCGCGAAGGATGCGTCGCGCTCGCCGCCAAAGACGGTCAGCACGGTCTTTACCTCCTCTACGTTGCCTGCCATGTCGAGAACGGGAAAAAAGCGGTCTGCACGGTAGGCGTCGATCCAAAGCTCTCCCCTCGTGTCCCGGTTCAGCTTGAGCAAGCCCGTCCCCCCCGCCATCGCGTATTTGCAAGCCTGCTTGACGTGCGCGGCGAAGCGTGCGCGCGGTGCCCAGCGGTCGGAGATGGCGGTGAGCGATCGGCTCACGCCCTTCTCATCGACAAGACAGGGTGCATTCTCGTTTTGAAACATAATACCGCCGCCAAAGACAGCATCGTTGGCACGGTCGACAAGAATGCGTCCGATCTGCGTCGAAACGATCCCCGCAGTACCGCTGCCATGCACCTCGCTCACGTAGCCGTCATACCAGGCAAGCCAGCGGCGTACGCCGCGCTCGTAAAAGGCGCGGTAGTATTCGGGGGCGAGATGGGGGAGCAGACCTGAGGAATCCGCAAAGCTTTGCGAGAGCATCTGTGCCGCCGCAAAGGTCATGGCAAAGGGAGTACAGTTAGATTGCATGCTCCCCACCTCTTTCAACCAGAGAGGATAGCAGCCCGTGGATCTCGGATAAGTAGAAATTTGCCGTTCTCATGAATCGGCACACGGCGACCATAAAATTTTCACGCATGACCCTCTCTCGCTCCTCCTCACTTTCAAAGGTGGGGGCAGGGATGCCCGTCATGGATTCTGCCTGCTTCTGCACTGCCTCATATGCCTCGGGGTCCGGCTTTCGTTCCAGCGCCTGCTTTTCATCTGTCATAATACTTGCTCCTTTCGGGTACGGTAAAATCAAGGTTTTCGGGGTTAGCGTAATAGTGAAGGCCATAGACCAGCGAGTCGCTGACGTCGTTCGGCACTGAGGGATCCAGCTTGTTGTTCTTCCACACCACGCTCTCAAGCTGCTCGACCAGGAGGTCGGTCTCTGTTCTGATAAAGGGAGGCTCACGCATCCCCGCCGCATATTGCGTGAAGTCAAAATAGCCGCCGTAATCGACGATGTAAACCGCATTGCAGGCAAACACGTTGTTAACGGTCGCCGTGTTTTGCAGGACGTTTTTTTGCGTGAAGGACTGCACGTCATAATCGTCGGTAAGGGTGTACCGAAGCTGGCGAATAAAGTCCGCTGCGGCACAATCGATCAGAAAGAGCACAGGGACACCGTTGAAGCGAAAGCCGTATTTGCGCTCCATAAAGTCGACATACCTGCTCGCGTATTCGGCATACTGCGAGGGTGCCGGGGCGTACCCGAGCCGTGTAGGATCCACAACAAAGCGCTCCAGCACCAGCGCGCGTCCCGAGGTAAGAATGGCAACGGGGGAGAGGGCTGTCGCATCGTTCATAATGGCTCCGTCGCCGCCGAAGATCACGCCGCAGATCCGTTCCGCACCGAACATCGTGTTCGCCTCTTGCGGGGTCAGCACATGCCGTTCTCGCTTGAAGGTGGGATAAGCACCACCCATCAGCTCGGTAATGTCGCCGTCATAGAGAAAGCGCGCCAGCTGCGGATTGATGCGATAGGTGAGAAGGATCTCGTCCTTGGTCGCCCGCGTGAGCTTCTTTGCCACGTCGCGCCAGGTTGCATCGATGTGCGCATACCCTTTTGCGTTCCTGTGCTTCGCGCACCACACGTTCCACCAGTGCGAGCGCACCTCGGCAGGGTTGCCGCAGTAAAGCACCTTCCACGCAATCGTGTCGTCAATGTGTCTGTCGAAGGAGGAAACGGCGTTTGTGAGATTGATCTCACGGCGGATCTCCTCGCATTCGTCAATGATGATCAGGGACAAGGGGCGCGGCGTTTTGGTGCCCTTCGTGCGGTTGGCATCGCCGTCAAGACCCTTGAACCATACCTCGTTTCCGTATGCGGTCACGATATGATAGGGACTTTTGGTGGAACGGTAGGAGATACCGAGCATGTCCAGCTTCTCGGTGATCTCGTTAAAAATACTGTCACCGATGCTGTTTGAGTTGGCGCGGCAGTACATGATGTCATGCTCCGGATATCTTGCAAGATAGACAGCGGCAAGCGATGCCACCTCATACGACTTGCCCGAGTTTCGCCCATTGTTCAGCACGATGCGGTGAAGCTCAGGATCGTAAAGCGGCGCGTAGGGCTTCGAGGGACGGAGCTCTGCCACGCTCAAGCTCCGCCCCCTTTTGCTTCGGAATTGTCTTCAAAGCGCACGTTGATGGTTGCGGGCAGCACTGCCTTTCCGCTTCCTGCCGCATTCATCTCGGCAAGGAGTTTTGCCATTTGTGAGGAGCCCTCGATCGTTCCGTACACGATAGCCGCCGCGGCAAGCAATGTTACAGCATCATTTTCGTCCAGCCCCATGCTTTTGATCAGCAGCTTGGCGCGCTCGGTCTGCGCCAGCTCTCCGTCTCCGATCCTCTGCGAAAGCAGGGCGTTCGTCGCCTCAAGGAGATTCTTTTTCATTCTTCTCTTGGCAACCGAGGCTTTTCCGCCCTTTGAACCGTTTTTTCGGGCTTCTTCCGAGCTTAAAGGCTTTAGATTGTCGGTATTGCCTCTCGGCATCGGTCACTCCCTCCCTCTCGCATGGTTTATCACCTTTATAACACAAAAAAAGTCTCATAAAATCTCATGTTTGTGCAAAGAAAAAGCCCCGAAGCAAACATTTTTTCTCGTTGCTTCGGGGTTGGTTTTTAGTTGGGATGGTGAGGCTCTGCCTTCAACGCCTTTCGTTTGCTTGAAAGTGCCTCGTCACGCAGACGGAAAAGATGGGCGCGGCTATAATGGAGCTCGCCCGATATCTTTTGCCATGAATACCCCTTGATGTACCTCAGATGAAGCACGGCCCGATATCTTGACGGAAGAGAATTGATAAATTGCTCGATCGCTCGCATGCGCGCCTCGATGCATTTTCGGGTTCCGCCGTCTGCGTTTCTTCTTTCGCGTTTCAGTGCGCTGTATTCCTCCAGCTCGTTTTTTGTCATCCTTTGCCCCCCTTTTTCATTTGTAGACAAGGCGCGCGCCGCAACGGTCGCAATAGGGCTGCCGACGGCAAAAGAGATTGCCGCACTCGCACGCCCAGCGCTCCATACCGTCGTCAAAGCAATCTGCCGCGCGCACAGAGCGCTTTAGCGCAAGATCCTGCGCCGCCACTGTTTCCTGTGCATGGCGGTACTCACCGAGGAGCCATGCACAGGCTTGCTGCCAATATTTTGAGGGCAGGCCTCCGGGCGAGGCAAGTACATGCTCGATCGCTCTTATCTTCTGTGTGGCGGTGTAGCGCCCTCCGCAGATCTCTGCAAGGACCGCTTTTGCTTCTCCTGTTTTCATTTTCTCACCCATCTCTCCCTTCGCATGTGATTGCTTCGATCGGTCTTTCATAGCAAAGCGAATGAAACAGGCGGTCAAAAACCTGGACCACGACGCCCGAGACCACCTGTGCCTCAAAGGTGAAATCCTTTGCCCGATCGAGGTAGGCGGTGCCGACCACCACGCACTCACCGATGCTTTTGACCTGCTTGCAATACCGATCTAACGTGTCTCGGTGCTTGCCACAGATCACAAAGTCACCGACCCTCGGAGTCAAGGTGCAGTCGATGACGGCGATCCCGCCGTTCGGGATGAACAGCCCCGCGCCCTCCAGGCAATCCCCGTGAAGATACTCGACGATCTTCTCTCGGCTCTTCTTGCTCGGCCTTTCATAAACGGTTGTCATGTGGATTCTATACCTCCTTGATCCTGATGTGATGAATATAGAGCATCAGCTTGCGCTTGATTACAAACTTGGCATAGGCGGCGCTTTTTGGGTCGCGATGGCCCTTGACGTCCTCTACCACACGCTCTCCCGTTTTGGTGGTGTACACAAAATCGGCAATGTACTTGCAGGGCAGCTCTATGACCCGCCCCTCCTTGGGCTGCCCTTTTTTGGGACCCTTTTGATAGATCTGATCACTTCTCTCCCGTTGCGTTGGGATGAGCTCGTACTCGACCTGCCGCTTGAGGTCGGAGATCTCTCCGCTTCGCTCAAGGAGGTGCAACAGGCACCAGCGCTCTGCCTCCTTTTTGCTTGCATGCAGAGCTCCATCAGCCGTCCACGTCTTTTGATTGTGACACTTTTCCTGTCGCGCTCTCACAGTCCCCTTTCCTCCCGGTATTCCACAGCGATGACCGCTTGCGCCCTGCCTTCCTTCTTCTCGCGCGTGATGCGAACGGTATACCCTGCCTTGATGAGCAAGGATGCAAGCGCCAGACGATCGTTGTCGTTCATGCTACCGCCACGCTGTACTGTTATCTTGTAGGTTGCCATAGGGTTCTCCTTTTTCTCTCAATGAATTTTTCAAGCTCCTCAAGCGCTTGTGTTGCGCCGTAGGCTTCAATAGCCATTACAACCGGGTGCTGCTCACGCACTCGATATATACGCATCTGCGTTATAGGGCAATCTTTGAAGCCTGACACTATAAGGGCGTTGTTTTCGTCTGTGAGCTTTTCAAGTATATCGGCGGCAGGTTGCTTGTTCAGTAAATCCTCAACAACTCCAAGCAGAAAATAACCGTCAGCTCCAAAATTTGAAAAGGCAGGGGAAGCATTTAGTCTTTCGATAGCCTTTTCCAAATCAATATACTTGCTCATCCCTCCACCTCCACATACATCCAGCTCTGAGGAGGTCTTTTGAGAGGAACGGGATGCACGAAGCCGTATTTGCTAAACTCTGAAAGCTCGCGGGGCTTATCGTAGATTTTGAGGTCGGAGATATGCCAATAATAGAGCCTTTTTCCGTTCGCGTACTTGATTATTTCATCGTGCGAAATACAGGTTTCCTTTGCTTCGTTATATAGGGCTTGTACTTCTCCCATAGCCTTAAAAGAGGTCATAAGGTTGCACACAAATTCGCCTATAACCTTGCCGTTTGCACGAAACAAAGTGTCTTTATTATAGTTATCAAAATCAGTTTTGGGAGTTGCTTTCAAACTGTTATCTTTTAGGCATCTTCCCAAAATCGGCTTGCCATTCGTGCAATAGATATAACACTTAAACGGCGTTCCCAGTTTCGGCTTGGTCTTTCTGACCTCAACCGTCTTTTTGCCTGATGTAATCAATTCGCACCATTTAGGCTGTATGCTAATCAATACGGCTTCCATCCGATACCTCCTGACATTTCTTTACTTCACGGACGCGCTTTTGGTGTTTGGTGCAGAAATAATATGCGTGAGTAAATCCTACGGGGTGAGAGGATTTCGGTACATGATATTGATGCCATGTCCTGCGCTGGCAATGCTTACAATTTTGGCAATCTTTTACTCGCATGGTGCGTTCTCCTTCCGCTCCTTTATGTATTCTTTGACGGTCATACCACAGAGGCGCGAGGCAAATTTGATAGCCTTTTTCTTATCGCCGTAACTCCCCTTGATGGGCTGTTCGGGGTGTCCTGCTGGGTGGGCGTAATACTGTCCGCCCTTTTCCTTGGATACTTCGTATTCGATCATACTTCATTCCCCCAACAATCCCAGCCGTCCGCGTACTGACGAGCAAAGAGTTCTATACGGGGAAGATCCCCCCCGAACAGTCGAGTTATGCCATCGCGCGCCTCGTCTGGCTTCTTGCTATGTTCTTGCACCCGTGAAAGAATAACGCTATGTACGGAGTGTGAGAGGCGCGGAAGCGGACTGCCTTTTGTCGCCAGCAGGCATATCTCCGCGTTTGATCTGGTGTAATAACCGTTGCCCCAGAACAGAGAATCAGCCTTCTTGTTTTTCTTTACCCATGTAAAGGCTACGGTCTTATACACAAAGCCCCATGCCGTAATAACATCGAGCGCGAGTTTTAGGTTGGGGAAGGTCGCCCAGATGCACAGCACGGCGTTATCTGCCGCCATATCCTGCACAGGAAGGCGCTTGATATCCTCAACATTCATCACGGGGTAGTGCGCCGTAACATGGCGCTGGGCTTTATCGCTCCACCGCTTGAAATCCCACGGCGGATCTGCGTATATGATCTGGTATTTCTTGTCGGTATTGAAAATATCAACCTTCATCGTCGCTACCTCCCAAGAAAGTCATAAACTCGGTAAAATGTTCTTCGCATAAATTGATCGTTCTGTCGTTGCGCCAGCCTCTCGGAGAAGTAACAAGATTTTCGTGCTTGTACTTCTGGATCACAAGGCGCGGATGCGCTTTATCGTCGGCAATCTTCCTGCCGCACTTATCGCATAAAATTTGCTTGATAACCATATATCCTCCTTAAAAATCGAAATCGAAAAATGATAACTGTTCGGGCGGCGGATTTGCTATGTACTGATCCACCTGTGCGTCGATCTGCCAAAAGGTCTGTCCGTACTTAAAGCATCTGGTGGCAACCCCTTCTACTTTGGCAAGTTCCGCAAGTCTATTCCATAGATGCGGACGATTCACCTTTGTATCCGCCATTTCTTCTATGCCTTGGTTGGGGCAAAACCAGCATCCTTGCCGTTTTCTTTTCTTGTAAACGGGTGATAATAGCCCATATTTACGGCAGATTGGATATGCGTCGCTTTCGACCTTGCCGTATTTCTCCATCAGCGATTCGTGTCCTCTGGTTTTGTGCATCCCGATCAGACGATCCTCTTCGTCCGCCGCAATGCCCTCGTACATAACATAGTCGCAACCGAGCGCCTTTACCCACTTGGCGATTGGCTCAACTTTGGATTGATTCATTTTGCACATCCCAGCGATCACAAAACCATACAACAGCCCGTTTTGCTCTGGATATTTGCTTTTCTCTTTAACCTTGAAAAACCAGTATAGATAATCTCTATCGTCGCTGACTATATCTACCCTGTATCCCCAACTCTCAAACATAGGCTTGGCATAATTCAGCACCCAGTTTACATGATCCTCGTCGTCTGCATAGATCTTCTGCTCCTTGTCAAACCACGGGAGAGAGATCACAATACGATCAAGCGGCAATCCGTTTTCGTGTGCAAGAATAATCGTCGCCGTGCTATCCTTGCCTCCGCTCCACGAAACGATATACAACGGACGATCTGCCATAATCAGAAGGGTAATGTATCATCCTGCGGCACTTCCTCGAAACGCGGCATATCCGCCGCTCCTGCCGCAGTCTGTCTGTTTCCGAGTACCTGTACCTCGTCGGCAATAATCTCGACGGAGTGCGCCTTCCTGCCGTTCTGCTCATACTCTCGATCAGTAATAACGC